AAAAAGTAGAGAAACTCCCTGCACAAGGAGGTTTTATGAGTAAAGCTAGAACAGTTGCTTCTAATATTTTAAAGAAGGTTCCTAAAGGCGGAAGATTAGGAGCAATACTCGCAGGCGCGGGGGCCGTGGGCGCTGGTGCGTATGCCATGATGGGTGATGCAGAGGCTGAAGAAACACGAACCACGGACCAGGACACAATGAAATTTAACGAAACAACAGGTCAATTCGATAACGTTGCTGGAGATCCAATGGATCAAATTCAAGTTTTAGATTGGATTGCAGAGAATCCTGTTAAATCAGGACTAGGAGCTTTACCTTTAACAATTGGACTTGGTTATGCAGCAGGAGGAGCAAAAACTCTTGCAGGAAGATATTTAACGGGATGGAAAGCAGCTATTCCGGCAATGATGATTCCAGAGAAAATGCACCAATGGAAACAAGGAGAGACACCCGCAGAAATGATTACCGATCCATTTAATTTATTATGGGCGCTTGGAATAGAAACAAAGGCCGATATGGCCGCAGCTCAGAAATGGTATGATGCATTAGACCCGGACAAACGAACACGACTAATGAGTATGAAAACATTAAAAGATTTAAAAACTACTCAGGGTTGGAAAAATTTACCTCAAGGATTTAGAAATGCAGTCATGTCCCCTGCTTCAAGAGGAACAAATATTGCAATGGGTACATTAGGAAGAAAACCATTCCTTAAGATGGTTGATCTTTTAAAAAGTCAAGCAGGAAAAGAAGGAGTCAAAAAAGGTATAGGCTATTTAGCAAAAAGAGCAGGACTAATGGCAGCAGCTGGAATAGCGGCGCCATTTGCAGCTCTTCCATTAAGCATTGGATTTGCAGCGTGGACAGCGGCAGATATTGGCAGAGCGCTTTATAATAATTGGGATAAAGGAAATGCAGTAGTGGATTCTATGAGAGCACGAGGAACAGTCTCTGAATCGGATGCAAAAAATTATAAAGACCTTATTTGGCAAGATAACGTTTTACCTTTTGGATTAGGTAATAAATTCTTTGGTGATGAAGAAATGATTATTAAAGGAAGAAGTTACGGACCTGAGCAACAGAGAGGAATTATGGAAGGAATAGGAAATAAAATAGAACAACTTCAAACTCATGATAAAACTCAGAGAGCTCGTATGAGAGAAGATGATTTTGATTTAGGAGATCCAGGTGGATTATTCAGTGAAGGTGGCCGTGTTGGCATGAAGTTTGGTGGTGGAATTGATAGAAGAGGATTTTTAAAATGGTTAACAGGATTAGGTGCCGCAGTTGTGGGTGGAGCTTCGGGATTATTTAAAACAGGAGCTAAAACAGGAGCTAAAAAAGGAATAGAGCAAGTGGTGAAACAAGCACCTAAACAATTCGCGAATGTACCAGGCATGCCGGCGTGGTTCCCAAGAGCGGTGCAAAAGATTAAAACCCATGGTAAGTTAATCGAGATGGCGGACAGGCATTATGTGAGTGGAGATATTTATGAAATGATGATTCCAACCAAAGTTCCTAAATTCGACATGGTAGCTGGTCAACAAAAGATGTCTGGCTTTAAAACGGTGAATAAAAAAGTCCGTTTGGAAGAAAATCCAGTGAGTGGAGAAATTGAAGTTAGTTGGAGCGTGGACGATTTTGATGGTGAAATGACAAGACAAATTAACTTTAAACCGGGAGAGTCGGGTTTTCAAAGATTTGGTGCAGATCCTGAACATCCTGGAGCCTGGGAATACCAGCGGGTTAAAGTCGAAGAACCAGAATTTACTTATGGAAATCCTGATCAATCTACGCCAGAACGCGATGCTTTTGAATTTAAAGATATTTTTGAAGAAGGAGATGAAGTTGTTAAAGGTTTAGAAGATTTAACAGGTAATAAAAAGATGGTAGCCAAAGATGGTTCTATTATCGAGACTACAGATGCACCGGATGTTGATGAAGCTTTCCAAAAGAAAATATTTAAAGACATCGAAGGAGAAGGACAGATCATACCTGACGCTGAAGGACATATGACCCCTGAGGGATGGTCAGGAGACAAGGGGAATGAAATTATCGGAGGAGAGATTCCGGAGAAGTTATACAAGAAAGCTGAGGGTGGAACAGTTGAAACAGGAGACATTGCAAGAAGACAGTCTTTAGTTCCTCCATTAGCAGGGCCAGATCCTCAAGGGATCATGGGGTTGCCTTATACACCAAAACAAGTTAGAGTAAGTTAACGTAGGAACATTATGGCAGATATAGATAAAGCCCTTCCCAATGTGAAGGAAAAAGTCACGGTTAATCCCGAAGAAGATTTACAAATAGAAGTTCTTAATCAACAAAATCAAATGGACCCTGGAGTCGAGGTTCAGGAAAATGAAGATGGTTCCGTTGATATAGATTTTGAACCAGGAAAAGTTGCTCCAGGTGGAGGAGAAGATCATTTTACAAACTTAGCAGAATTAATTAATGATGAAGTTACAGGGAGATTATCTTCAGAACTTTACCAACAATATGAAGATTATAAAAGTTCCCGAAAAGATTGGGAGCAAGCTTATACCACCGGTTTAGATTTATTAGGATTCAAATATGTCCAAAGATCACAACCGTTTCAAGGAGCTTCAGGTGCAACGCACCCAGTTCTTGCAGAAGCGGTAACTCAGTTTCAAGCAACCGCCTATAAAGAATTATTGCCTGCGTCAGGACCAGTACGAACTCAAATACTCGGAGTTCCTACTAGAGACAAAGAAGATCAATCCCAAAGAGTTAAAGACTACATGAATTATCAGTTAACACAGGAAATGAAAGAATATGATGCCGAGTTTGATCAAATGTTATTTTATTTACCTCTTGCCGGTTCATCATTTAAAAAAGTTTACTATGATGAAATGATAGGCAGAGCAGTTTCAAAATTTGTACAAGCAGATGATTTAATCGTTCCGTATTCGGCTACCTCATTAGAAGATGCGGAAGCGGTTATTCAAAGAATGTACATGTCTGAAAATGATGTGCGTAAAGCACAAGTTTCAGGATTTTATTCTGATATTGATTTAGGAACACCTCATTTCACGGAAGATAGAGTTCATGAAGAAGAGAGAAAACTTGAAGGAACTAGAAAAACTTTTAGTCGAAGTGATCAAACTTATACAATTCTAGAATGTCATGTGAATTTAGATCTTGAAGGTTTTGAAGATGTTAACCAGGAAAATGGTGAACCTACAGGAATTAAACTGCCTTACATTGTCACAATGGAAGCAGGGGGACGTAGAATTTTGTCTATTAGACGAAATTATCAACCAATCGACCCCTTGAAGAAGAAGGTCCAATACTTTGTCCACTTTAAGTTTCTACCAGGACTAGGTTTCTACGGATTTGGACTGATTCATATGATTGGCGGATTGAGCCGAACTGCAACAGTTGCTCTCCGCCAATTATTAGATGCGGGTACGTTATCCAATTTACCAGCTGGATTTAAACAAAGAGGAGTAAGAGTTAGAGACGATGCACAACCTTTACAACCAGGTGAATGGAGAGATGTTGACGCTCCAGGTGGAAGTTTAAAAGATGCTTTTTATAATATTCCTTACAAGGAACCATCACAGACATTATTGCAGTTGATGGGTATTGTAGTTCAAGCAGGTCAAAGATTTGCTTCAATTGCCGATAATCAAGTAGGAGATGGAAATCAAAACGCTGCAGTAGGAACAACGATTGCTCTACTTGAAAGAGGATCAAGAGTGATGAGCGCAATCCATAAAAGAATTTATAATGCCCTTAAAGAAGAATTTAAATTATTAGCAAACATATTTGCACAATATTTACCCCAAGAATATCCTTATGATGTTGTGGGTGGAAACAGATTAATTAAACAAGCAGATTTTGATGAACGAATTGATATTGTTCCTGTAGCAGACCCTAATATTTTTTCCATGACTCAAAGAATTAGTTTAGCTCAAACAGAATTACAATTGGCTATGTCTAACCCTCAAATGCATAATATGTATGAATCTTACAGAAAAATGTATGAAGCATTAGGAATTAAAAATATTGATCAACTATTGCCTCCTCCACCACAACCACAACCAAAAGATCCGGCTTTAGAGCATATTGATGCAATGGGGATGAAACCTTTTCAAGCTTATAGAAATCAGGATCATAGAGCGCATATTACGGCCCATATGAATTTTATGGCAACTAATTTTGCTAGAAATAACCCTCCAATCATGGCAGCGTTAGAAAAGAATATATTTGAACATATTTCACTGATGGCACAAGAACATATTGAATTAGAGTTCGCTAAACAAATTATGGAAATGCAACAGGCTCAACAACAAGGAATGCAAGGCCCTGAAGCTCAACAACAAATGCAACAACTGAATTTAACAATGGAAGCTAGAAAAGCTGTTTTAATTGCCGAGTATACTGAGGAGTTTATGAAGCAAGAAAAAGAAATTACTTCTATGTTAGATAGTGATCCATTAATCAAATTGAAAGCTCAAGAGCTTGATTTGAAGGCTCAGGATGATTATAGAAAAAAACAAGAGACAGAAGCA